GCCCACTGCACCAGAATAAGTACCAAACCAACCTTGCTATTAGGTTAATGCTACAGTACCATGAACAATTCCAGTTTTGCCTTCTTGATCACTGCGGATCTGAGGCACCTGGATTGTCATTGTTTTGAACTTGTTCACAAAACCGCCCTCGGACTCCCATTGGACATTCTGAATGCCCATGCCTTGGACGATCCGAATCACGTCGCTTGTGAGCTGGACCAGAACAACATTGTCGTCTGGTAGCGTATCCACAACACGAACGTCATCAATACGGCTAATGTTCATAACCCGTTCACGGATGGTGTTGTCTCCTTTGGAACTGGAGTAATCTTCATCCATCTTAGTTTCAAAGTTGGACGGGATCAACAGCACCCAAGGACCATAATAACTCTTGTCCATGCTGAGCTGTTTCATCTCCAGAACTTCCTGGACAATATCTTCCCCAGCCACTGCATCAGAAGCCCAGTCGGAAAGACCGCCTTTCTGAATTCGGTCTGGGAAGTTAATCAGGCTATGAATACTGCCTCCACCGTAACTGTAATCAGTATCAGTGAACAGCATTTTCTCCCGCTTCTCAAGAACCTTGCGAGTCGCCCGCTCTGCCATATCCGTACTCAAAGGATTGCCGAGATTTCGGCTGGCTGCAAGAGCCCGCTGATTGATCTCGTAATCCGAGTGAATAATAGGGATTGGCAAGTACACGGAACCGTACTCTTGTCGGTCGCCTTGACTTCGGGAGACGGCATCCATGGTCAGCTCAGCCTCCTGGGCATCGCCTACATCATGATATTCAAGGACTGTCGTGCCCATCCCGTTCCCGAGATTATAGGTAAGTCCTCTGTCAATGAAATATTGAACACCTGTAAGCCTGTTTTCTGCAATCCGCAGAACGGCTTCGTCTAATCGCTTCCATTCGTCCCGACGCAGTGTTCCCTTGTCGTTAGTTTGGATCGTTTCGTAATTTGAGGGGTCGCCAGAATCGCCGCCTGTGTATATGGTCATGTAAATCTGACCATCTTTGCCGACGAATGGGCGCATTGCCCCAACGTTTAATTGACCATTGGCAGTCAGCTTGTTGGCAACTTCTCCTTTGCCTCCGCCTTGTCCTACCAGGTCCACATTAACTCCATTCATAATATTATTCCTCTTTGTTTTATGATTTAAAATTCACGTTAAATTCGTCGAGCCTTCACCCGATGGTTGCTCTGATCATCAATGACCTTAGTGCCATCAACAACCACAAACAATTTAACCGCATTACCTGTGGTACCTGTGGTCACGTTACCGTTACCCGCAGATTCCAGCTTGTCTCCAACGGAAGGACTGTCGCCGCTTTCGATAGCAACCAGTACTTCTTCCCCTGGTGTAACGTCCCAGACTTGAACCTGGTCGTCGCTAGCGTAGTCGTCTTCAACAGTATTGCCTTGAAGCTCATCCTCCAACGCTACCCGCGTGGCGGCATAATCGCCTGCCGTTGAGTGCTTTTGGATCTTGCCATCAGACCGAAGCTCCACCAGTTGACCTGGGGTAATGGCCTCATTGGCAACCTCCTCATTAATTATATCATTGTACTTCTTGAGCTTGATAGTATTCATATCAGCTTCCTCGTGTTTTATTGATTAATATTCCTAATTACTCCTGGTTGGCTTGAACGCCAGCTGGGAGTAACGTTTCAGTCTCCTGTCCGTTGGATTGAGGAGAGCCATTGTTAGTTGGACCTTGGCCGCTGTAATCAACGGGCTTAACCGTCTTGGCCAATTTCTGCAGCACGCTTGTCTCCATATCCTGGAGTTCATCCTCGGGCCAATCTTCTTCCGAAGTATTGGATTGGATGGTTTTGATCAATTGTTCGCGCACGTTGTTATAGGACTTCATGCCCAGTTCAACTTTCTCCTTAACATCGTCAGAAACGATATCAAGCAGTTCCTCGTAACTTGAGAGTTCTTCGGATAGGGCTTCAACAGCCTGTTCCTTATTAACCTCAGGTTCTGGCGCCTCTTTGGGCTCCAGCTTATTGAGTTGACTCTCGTTCAATGTTAGCAGCCAATCGCGATCTGATTCAGAAAAGTTGGTCCGCTCGTTGTTAATCAAGCTAACAACTTTCGTCACAGCTTCGCTCGACGGCTGTTTATTTTTATTATCTGACATAAGATTAACCTCTTTGCCTTCATTAGTGTTATTATTGAACTTTGTCCGTTGCATCGATGTTGAATCGTCACAGCCACAACCGTCATTTTTCTGATTGGACTGCATCGGAACAAATTCTACCTGTCGCTGAACCTGTGTAGGTTCACCAATAAACTCAACCTCCTCAGAATCCATAACATTGTATTCAAGGCGGTAAAAATTCTCCTCGCCTGAATCCCTGTTACGAACCTTGTAAACAAAGACCTCGTCGTACACTTCTTCCAAGAAATGTACTCTAATGTCGCTGTCCATTCGGCCGAGCTTGTTTTGAATTTTGCTGGAAAGTTCCATGAAGCCAAGTTGGTTGTCCTGCAGGCCATCATGTACTCCTTCTCCATTCTTAGCGGCATCTTTTAATGCCTGAAAATATTCATCCATACTGTCTCCTGTCTTAGATTCATCCTTATTAGTTCGTATGCCACATCCATCATCCCAAGAACAAGCCCCTTCACTTCCTGGTAATATAGCCAGGTGGTCAGGATGGTACGCTACCGTCACGGCTTGGTACTCCTGGGAACCATAAGAACCCATCTCAGGTTGATCCTGAGTAAATGCTCCTATGGATACATCAATCTTTCTGCCTTCTTCAATATAATTCACTACTTCTGGATTAACCGCAATTGCACGTTGTTCGTGAATGTAGCATTCCGCCTTTAATTTCTGATCTTCCACATGGGCATTTCGCAAGTGCCCGACAATCCATTGATCCTGACTAACATCATTCACACTCACAAAATTGCCATCTGAACGCGGGTGATTAGCCGTCACAGGAATGCCGTTCCAGTCCTGCGGGTTTTGGGAATAGTACTGAGGTTGGTGGAGAATAGGACCAGCTGATCCGCTCCGCACACCTTCCGTCATCATTACCACAGGCACCACCAGCCAATCCCCATCTCGACTGACCTCATAGGGGTCTTGGGTCTGGTTAATCTGTACGATATTTCGTTCAGTTGTTTTCATAATCAATTAATTATTTCAACCACAATCTTTTCAATAAATGCTTCAACAGGCTCACCTTCATCATTAAAAAATCCACCATTACTTTTCTTTTCAACATCCACAACCTTAAAAGTAGAGCCGCGTTCTAAATAAACTTCCTTTTCACGAACATGATCACCAGGTAACATCTTTTTACCGCTTGGAGTTCTAATTTCTAAAAATTGAGCATTAGAATTACTTGGAATAAAATCCTCAGCTACATCCTTTTCCCCAGAAAATCTTAAATACCCTTTGTCTGTAAACGTTTCTCCTGGATTCGATGGGTAAGGTCTGCCCGATACTCCGCGAAATCCTTTTACTGATTGATTTAATTCAACCCCATAATTATCAAATAATTCGTCAATTTTATCAGAATCATCTATCCTATTAGCACCATACCTCAAAACACCATTTGTGCTGTCCCAATTGGCAGTTGCTATTTCTCTTCGAGTATCTTCTGGCAATCGAGTAAAATCTAACGGACCATCATCAAACAATTCCTCATTAGACAAGCGTTCAGATTGAGGGGTACTCCCGCTGGACTGACTAACATCCTCAGGACGTGCAGGCAGAACAATACAACGACATTGTGGATGAACTGGGATCAGATTCTGTGCTTCGTTCAGTTCAAAAAACTGACCTTCAAGCATCAAACATTCTGGACAAACTCTGGCATCGCCGGCAGTTCGTAATTCTGCCTTAACCTTTACGCCTTCGGCACCCCAATTCCGATACGTTTGCATCATACCGTTATGATGCGCCCGAATCGTTTCAGTTCTTGCTATCAGTTCTGCTCTACGCTCCGCTGGAATGTATCGACCAAGAGTATCCGTGATGCCAAGATCAGCAGAAATCTTACCGCCGATTGTTTTATTCAGTTTTCTTGCCATCAACCGCATTCCATCGCCATCAGCCAAACTCTGGGTGAGGACACGGCTAATCTGCTGATCCATTTGGTCAGTAATACCTCTTAACTCATTGAAAGCTCGAGTGTACATCGTGCCCAGGCGGTCAACGTGGGTGGGCTGGCTCATAACAGCCTGTAACCCTCCTCGGGCTTCAATGGGATCAACTGTCATACCTGCCTTGTCCATTTCGTATGTCGCCCGCTGAACACCTCGTTTATATGTGTCTTCAATGTAAACGTTCTGCCAGGTCTGGTCTATACTTTGACTTATTCGTGTTCTATCAGATACTTCTAAAATATCCTCATCAACCTGGTGCTGGAGCCATTCCATAAACTCATTTACCTTTTGATCGACACGAGGGAAATCAAATGCCTGGCTCCGAGGGCCTGGACCCTGGTTTGTCTGTAATTGACTGGATTGAATACCTTCATTGCCATCTGCGATACCAAATACATCTTTCGTAATAATAGCGTGTCGTATCGTACCTCTGAGCTTGCGGAAACGCTTTCGCATCGCGCGGGCATACCTACGCCTTAGTGTTAATGTCCGTGTTGGATCAGTAGAACGGTAGACAGCCATAGGAGATCTGTCCTTAGCATCGATATGTTTGGCAGTATTATTCATCTGAGTTACCTGATTCTTGTTCCTGCTCTTCTATACGCCGCTGCTCCCGTTCGATTTCGTCCATTTCCTCCTCCTCGGCCAACATCTCCTCCATCTGGGCATCCCG